CAGGTACGGCGGCTTCGTCATCTGGAAGATCAGGTTGATGACGGTCGTCTCATCACCGAGGCCGAGCACGATCGCGCCGTCGCGGTAGTGCGCCATCCGCTGGTGATATCCGTGCTCGTAGATGGTGCGCTCGAGGGCGAATGAGCCGAGGCCCTTCGACGTGGTCTTGTAGTCCACGATGATCAGGCGCGGGTCGCGCCGCTCGCGCAGCCAGTCGAAGCGGCAGCGCATGTCAACTTGGGTACGCGGGTCCTTCCAGAACGCCGACTGCTCGGGCTTGCCCTCGGTCAGCAGGCCGGCCGCGATCGGGTGGTGCTGGACCTGCCAGGCCATCGCCGTCGCGTGTGCGTAGTCCTTCTGAAGGATCGGGATCTGGCCGTTCGCGTAGGCGCGTTCCTTCGCCTCGCGCGCAGCGCCCGAGCGCATGTCCTCGAAGGGCGCACCCCTGGAATCCTTGAGGACCTTGACCTGCTTGCCCTCGCCGAGGATCAGCTTGTGCGCGACGCTCCCGAAGTCGAACTCCTTCTTCGGCGGGGCCGGGTTGGCCTTGTCCCACTTGAACATCGCCGGGCAGTCCTCGACGAGCTTGAGCAGGTCCGTCGAGGACAACTCCGGCCGAGCGAGGTACTGCTCGAAGGGCATGTCGCCGTACACACCGGGCCCGGTGACCTCGACCTCGGGGACGGCGGGCGCGTCTTCGCTGATCTCACCGTCGCGGACGTTGTCGGCCACCGGCGCGAGCGTCTGCGTGGTCACCGGCCGACCTGAATGTCGTGCTCGAGCAGCAGGTCCTCGGCTGCGACCCAGAGGGCCTCGTAGTCGCCGCTGCTCAGCGTCGAACGGTAGTTGTCCGCGGCGCGCACGGCCCGCGTGAGCTCCTCCGGGTAGTCGGCGAGCACCTGCACGAGGCGGGCGACCTTCTCGCGCCGCTCGAGGTAGCTCATAGACGCGGTCGGCTTGTTGCTCACCGGGGGTGCGGGGGTTACCGTGATGGACACGGCCACCTACCTCTCTTTGACTGATCGGTGGTTGTTTCGCCGCCTTGCGCCCGGGTCGCATCCGGGCCGGGCGGCTCTTTCGTGCTGCTAGGAGGCCCGGTCCAGGACGCGGCGGCCCTTGGCCACCAGCGCCGGGTCAAACTCGGGCCGGTCCGGCATGGCCGGCGCGGTCTGCTGCCTGGTGGAGCGCAGGTGCGTGTCCTCGAACAGCGCACGGTCCGCGCGGTTGAACATCGGCTCGAGGAACCGGTGATGCTGGATGTGGTCCGGGTGCTTCTTGCTGAGCCGGTCGGTCAGCCAGCGCCGCTTCTTGATGCCGTAGTGCGCGAGCATCTGGTCGACGTTCATCCACTCCGGCTCCGCCAACTCGACGGTCTCGGTGCTCACGCGGCGACCTGCTCGGCCTCGCCGGCGGACGCGGTCAGCGCTGGGCGACCGGCCGGAACGATGACGACCAGTTCGGCCAGGGCCTCTTCCCACGGGATGCCGCGCTTCTCGGCGTGACGCATCGCCGCGGTGGCCACCGCGTCCCCGGACGGCTCGGTGACCCCGTTGATGATTCGGGAGGCGGTGCTTCGGGCACTCGCGCCCAACATGATCGTCTTGTTGGGCTGTCCGTCGTGGCCGCCACGGTAGGCCTCGGGGCCGATGGCGTCGGCCATGCGGTTGAGGCCATCCGGCTTCCACTGGAACTTGTACGGGAGGGTCGCGGGCATGAAGGCTCCTGGGAGGGAATGCCAGCAGGTCAGACTCACTGTGTTGCGTGCACGCTACACGCTAGCCCCAGCTCGCGGACGGCGTCAAGGGGATCTGTTGCGTAAACGCACCAGCAAGTTGCACGCTTCCGCGCGCCCTTGCGCCCGACCTGCGCGCCTGCTCCAGTTCTGTGAGAGCCCTGTTATGCCACGATGGGTGGCGCATCATGGCGCCACCCAGACATCTGATGCGCGTACGCAACAACTTCATGATCGTGTAATAGACTCCCGCTGACCGCCCCCACCCGGCCTCACTTCCCCGAGGTAGCAGCAGTGCCCACCGCAGAAAAAAAACCCGGCCGCGCCCGCGACACGGCCGAACAGGACCGCCAGAACTGGGCCAGACTCGTCAAGGCGCAGATGGACATCCATCAAGTGCCCAGCGCCGCCGCGCTCGCCCGCATGATCGACCGGCCATCCGTCAAACGAGGCGACGCCGCCCGCTGGCTCAAGGCCGAGACCGGCCCCGCCCCCGAATCCGCGCTGCGCTTCGCCGAACTGTTCGATCTGCCCGCCCCGGACACGTTGCGCACCGCCGGCTACAACGAGATCGCCGACCACTGGGAACGCACCCTCGGCAAGGTCGCGCCAGGGGTGCGCGAGGCGCTCACCGCGAAGGCGCGCGAGATCACCGAAGGGGCGCCGGAACCAGAGGCGCGCGCCATCATCGATGGCGTACTCTCCGGCGCCGACGACCTCCTGCTCGCCGCCGAAGCCAAGGCCGAGAAGGCGAAGGCCACCGGCGAGGCACAGGGCGGGCGAAGCGCCTCATAGCACACGCGACGGAACGGCAGGGAACGAATCTGTCACTCAGTCAGGTGAATACTCTCCCGTATCCACACTCTGGCGGTAGCATGCGACTCTGAGTGCGCGGCGCGCGGTGGGAGCCCGACGGGCGCGCGGCGCACAATTCGCGCCTACTGGAGATCAAGTGGCAATCGACGCTGCGCACAATCCAAAACCAGCACCAGCCGCGCCCTGCACCCTCATCGGGCGCGTCACCGAGAACCACCCCCGCGTCGTCGGAGCGGTCGGAGCGAGCATGTGGGTCCTCGCGATCGCACTGCTCACGCTCTTCGCGCGCCACGACCTGGCCGTCGGCGCCATGGGGTTTACGCTCGGCGAATGCTGGCTGATCGGGCTCGGCTGCGTCGGGCAGCCCATGCTGGCCCTGCACTTACTCGGGACCGAGCCGAGCCCGCGCGCCTGCGAGCGCGTGGCGGTCGGCTCCTACACCGCAGCCGGGCTCGTGACCGTGCTACTTGCCTGCGGGCAGATGCACGACAAAGTGCTGATCGCGGTGTTCCTGCTGATCCTTCCGCTGGCGTTCGCCATCCAGTCCGGCAACGCGGCCCAAGCCATCGCCCGCCGCTCGTATGACCGGGCCACGGCCGGCGCCGAGGGGGAGGAGCGCGGCTGGATCGCTTGCCTGCTGGCCGTCGGCCGCACGAACGAGGCCCGAGAGGAGCGCGTCCACTCGCTGATCGCCGGCGCGGACGACACCGCCGAACTGCGCTACGACCTCGACGCGATCCAGGCCGAGATCGAGGCGCGCCGCGCCCGCAAGGTGGTGACGCCGCTGCGCGCCATCAACGGCGCGAACGGCAAGGTCAACGGCTCGGCCCTACGTAAGTCCGCCGAATAGGGCCGAGCCGTCCCGGTCAGGCCACGAGTTCGAGCCCGGACAGGTGCTGGAGCGCGCCTAGCATCGCGTCGGCCTGCCGGGTATCGAGCTCGGGCAGCAGGTGCCCGTACACCTTGTCTGTGGTCACGATCGACTCGTGGCCCACGCGCCGCGCGATGGCCGACAAGGGCACGTTCTTCGCGATCAGGATCGAGACCGCGGTGTGCCGCAGGTCGTGGATCCGCGGCACCTTCCGCAGCGTCCCGGGGCAGCCGCACGGCACGATCCACTGCATCGACAGTTGCCGGCGGCTGACGTACCGCACCATCTCGCCCTTGATCAGGCGTCCCTCGTCCCGGTCCTGCTGCCGGTGCTGCTCGCACCGCACCGCCTTGTACAGGGTCGGCTGCCAGTGCGGGCCGTAGAACGTGCCGTGGGTCAGGTGCCGTCCGGCCCGGTCCAGGAGCAGGAACGCGCTCGGTGCCCGGTCCCCGATCCGCCGCTGCACGGCCTCCACAGTGATCTGATCCAGGGTCACCGTCCGGCGTCCGGCATCCGACTTCGGCGGCCCCAGCTTGAGCCGCTCGGCCTTGAGGTTCGTGCGCTTCCACGCCCGGTCGATGCGCGCGGCCGCCGGTGTCGTCGCGAAGTCGAAGTCGCCGCACTGGAACGCCGTGAACTCGCCGAACCTCGCCGCGGTGCCGAGCGCGATCGTGATGACGTCACGGGCGAGAGGGTCCGCGGCCCGCCACAGGATCCCGCACTCCTGCGGGGTCAGGAACACCATCTCCTCCCCGGTGCGGTCATCCAGCTTCGGCAGCCGCGTGGTCGCGCACGGGTTGACCTTGCGCAGCGGCCGCTCCCTGCGCACCGCGTGCTCGAGGCACTGGTAGAGCAACCCGTGCACGTTCGCGATCGTCTTCGGGCTCTTAGGGGCCCGCAGCCACGCGCCCTCGTCGTCCGGGTCGGCCTCGCCGGCCTCGAGCCAGTTGATCCACTCGGCGACGTGGTCGTCGGACAGGGTGTCCGGGTCCGCGACATCCGCGCGCTGGAACGCGCCGAACGGCGCGATGTAGTTCTCGATCAGCCGGAAGTAGTCAGAGCGGGTGCGTGCCTGGATACCCGTCAGCCGGCCCACCCGGTCCCGGCAGTAATCGAGCAGCGGCACGGCGGCGCGCCGCTGCGCGTCCTGCTCGGCCGGGGTCATCAGCTTGTCCCACTGCGACTGGCTCACGTAGCCCACGCGCGGGAAGTAGAGCTTCGGCCAGCGGCCGCCGGCGAGCTCGACATCGAGCTTGAACCGTTCGGCGCGCCGGCGGGAGTCTTCCGGGTCGTCTCCGGTGAACGGTTCGTTCTGTTTCGCGGACTCGCCGGGCTGTCGCCAGCGCACCCAGTAGGTGGTCGTGCCGTCCTTGTTCTCACGCTTCTCTACAGCCGCCATGGGCATGATTCTGGCCCTGAATCAGTGATCGTTTCCGTAGCTTGGCCATTTTCGTGGCCACTCGACAGGGCTCAATCATGAAAATAGGCTCTGACCGCTGGTCAGAGCCTTGATCATTTGAGGTGGAGACGGGATTTGAACCCGTCACATCCTGCCCTCCCACCTGCGGGAACAGGGCCGATGCTCCGCCACGCCCATGATGCTCCCAGATTCCCCTACATTCCACCAGCGGTTACTCGGGCTCTGGCCACTCGGTGGCCAGCCGTGGCCAACACCCCTGCACCCAGGTCCGGACACGCAGAAAGCGCCCCCGCCGCCGACCCGGGCGGGCCGACGACGGGGACAGGAGCCTCACGGCGGGGTCAGGCGGCGGCGATCCCGAGCGCCTTCGACGTGTTCTTGCCGACCAGCCCGTCGGCAAGCAGCCGCTTCGCCTTCTGGAACGAGACCACGGAGGCGGCAGTGTCCGGGCCGGCCACCGAGTCGGTGCCGCCCGCCCCGTATCCGTGCCCGGCCAGCGCCCGCTGCACCACCAGCGTGCGCGCCTCGAGCTTGCTCCAGGTCTCCGGGCCCACCTGCCCGTCCACGCGCGCCCCGAGCGCCTTCTGCGCCGCCTCGACCGCGGTGAACGTGTTGCCCCCGAACTTCCCGTCCACACCGTGCGGGTCGCAGCCGGCGAGCATCACCGACCGCTGGACGACCTCCACCCAGTACCCGGAGTTGCCCTTCACCACCTGCGGCCGCCCCGGCGTGGCCGGCGGCTTCGGCGGCGTCGTGGCGGCAGGCGTCCACTGGCCATAGTTCCCGGCCGTGGCCTCGTCGAGGTCGACCTCCGCGCCGCCGATGTGCGTGCCGTTCAGGGTCTGGCGGATCGTGGTCTGCGACGCCCACTTGCCGGACGACCAGGCGTAGGTCTGCCACAGCAACGCGTACCCGGCCGCGGCCGCCGCCTCGATGACCTCGTACGAGCCGTACGGGCCGACCCGGTCCTTGCTGCCTTCGGCGTCGGAAGCGCCGTGCAGGTAGTCGAGCACGTCGCTCAGCTGCGCGCCGGTCGGCTGGAAGTCGACCGCGTAGTAGATCGGCACGCTGGTCGGGCAGCCGAGCGCGGTCGCCTGCGCGCGGGCGGTGCGGGCCTCATCCAGGCCCTGCGCGTACCCGGCCTTCGGGGAGGTGCCGGTGGTCTCCCACACGAGCACGATCGATATCCCCGCCTTGTGGAGCGCATCGCGCTCGGCCGCGGAGAGGTTCTTGGCGGGGTCGGTCGACAGGTACCGGCACACGAACTTCACGCCGGCCGCGGTCAGTGCGGCGACGGACGGCTGGGCGAACGCGTAGTCGCAGCCCTTGAGGGTCATATCAGTCTCCGGTCAGGAAGTAGTCGGCGCGGCGCCAGACGGGGATGCCGAGCGCGGCGAGGAGGCGAGAGAGCGGCGAGGGCGTCCCGGTCGGGTCCGGGACGGTGGGCGTCGGCGGCGGCGGCGTGGGTGCGACGGTGCGCGTGCCGGCGGTGGTCGCGGTCGTGCTCGGGGCGGCGGCAGCGACGGTGTGCAGCTGCGCCGCGGCCGCACCGGCGCCCGGGGCTGCAGTCGGGCCCGAGGGCGCAGCGCTGCACGTGTAGTTCGGAGCCGGGCTCTGGTCGGTCTCGGCGCACGTGTAGCTCACCCCGTCCGGGCCGGTCCACGACCAGCCCGCCGGCGCGCTCCCAGCCGGCCCGCTGGGCCCTTGCGGCCCGGGTGCGCCGTCCTGCCCCGCGGGTCCGGCCGGCCCCGCTGCACCGGCGGGGCCCGGCGGGCCCTGGTCGCCCTGGGCACCCTGAGCGCCGGTCGGGCCGGGACTGCCCGCCGCACCCGGACTGCCGGCCGCCCCAGCCGGCCCAGACGGGCCAGGCGCCCCCTCGAGCCCGGCTGGCCCGGAGGCTCCGACCGCACCGGCAGGACCCGGCGCGCCGGCCGGGCCGACCACCGACACGGTCTTGAGGATCGCGGACGGCGCCGGAACCACCGGCGTCGCCCCGAGCGACTGGATCTGCGCCCGCGCCGAGTCCACCGCGGAGGAGAGCGTGCCCACCTGTGCCGACTGCTCACGGCTCGAAGAGTCGAGGCCCTTGATCTGATTGGACGCCAGGAACAGGTAGTAGATTAGGAACGCGATCAGCGCGAGCACCGCCACCGCGAACACGCCACCGGCCACCACCAGCGTCCTGTGCCTGCGCGCGGCCACCGCCATCAGCGAACTCCTCCAGCCGCCGCAAACGCGGCAATCCACGCCCCGATGAGCGTTGCCGCCACGGTGGCGACGATGCCGACCACCGTCAGCGTCTTCGATCGGGACCAGGAACTGTCCGACTCGTGCTTCTTGTTGTGCTCGCCCAGTCCCTTGCGGACCGCGGCCACCTCGCCGCGCACGCCTGCGATCTCTCCGCGCAGGGTGGTCATGCGCTCCTGCGAGGTCGACTCGATACGCGCGATCGCGTCGTGCATGTCGCCCTCGAGGTCGTGCACGTTGTCGACCACGGCCTTGTGCTCAGCCGACCACAGCGTGGTCGGGACCATGTCCGCGGCCAGCTTCGTCATCCTGTCGCCGAGCGCCCGCTGGCCTTCCTGCTGCTGGCGCTCGATCCGCTCCAGGGTCCGGCCGATCTCCCCTGGGCTCATTTCATCTGCCACGGCGCGCTCCCCGTGATCGTGCGGACGGGAACGAGTCAGGTCTGTGGGCTGCGCGCGTCGTGGTGCGCCGCGGTGATGTGCTCGGCCGTGACCTTGTCCGGTACGGCCGGATGATGCTTCTTGCAGGTGCGGTAAGGCGTGCCGACTACCGGGTGGATCGCCGGGCGCCAGCAGAAGCGCGGGGAGTCCACGTGGCAGGTGAGGTGCCGCCGGTAGAACTCGAACGCGCCGCCGATCAGTGCGGCCTCGCCGATGTCGCTGCCGATGCCTGACCAGAATGCGTACCAGCGTCCGCTCATGTTCGCGATGCCGGTGACGGTCAGCAGCCAGGTCACCGGCCGCCGCCGGGCAGGTCTTTCGCCGGCACGAACTCGGCCGGCGCCGGCGCGCCCGCCCGGTGCCAGCGCACCGCCTCCCACAGCGCCGAAGGCAGCACGTGTACCCCGTAGTGAGTGCGGTGGTGGTTGACGCACAGCACCTCGAGGTTGCCCGGCGACTCGATCCACTCCTGGAACGCCTCGTCGTCCTCGAAATGCAACCCGAACGCGGCTTCGATCTTGTGCGGGTCGGCGGCGTTGGCCTGCGAGAACTCCACGTGGGAGTGGTGCAGTTCGAGCTGGCCGCCGCACAGGTCGTCATCGAGAGCGCACTTCCACAGACGCTGCCGCTTCAGCCGCGCCTTCGCCCTCTCGAACAGGGCGTAGTGCGGGTCGCCCTCCCGCGGGGCGTGCTCGGGGATGTGCGCGAGCACGTGGATCGTCATGCGCTGGTCGTGCGCGGCTACCTGCTCGCCGCCGGTCGCGGTCATGTGAAGCTCGGCGGGTTCGAGGCCATGTTCGTCGTGTAGGACGTGAAGACCTGGTCCTGCTTCGACACGGCGATGTCGGCGAGCACGACGCCCCACGCCGCTGGGAACGCTGCGGCCAGGGCCTGTTGGAGGGCGAAGAGGTCCGCGTCGGTGAAGTCTGTGCCGGCTGTGATGCCAAGTTGGATCGCGCCGTTGCACTGGGTGCCTGCCGGCGTGGAGGACCCAATACCGCAGCTGAGCGTGTATGAGGTGGTGTCCTGCGTGTTCGACACGGTGCTCCCTAGTTGTGGACCCAGAAGATCGTCATGTAGCTCTCGTTCAGCGGGTTCGGCGTGATGCCAAGTCCGGCGACGTCCGCGCTCGCCCAGATCTCCACGTAGTCGCCGGGGTCGAGGAACACGATCGTCGGCGCGATCGCCAGGCCCGTTCCGTTGGTAGACGAGTTGACCTGCGGGGCCTGCGACGTCGCGTAGGCGATCTTCGTGCCGTTGACCGCCATCTGCGCTTTCCGGTACGTCCCGGCCGTGGATGGGTTGTAGAACACGGTGCCGGTGACCATGTACCAACCCGAGACTTGTGCCGTGTAACGGGACGGGTTGGTCGTTCCGGAGTGGCCCCCGTAGCTGTCGACCGCGGCGCTGTCGAAGGTGACCGGGTACTGGGTGCCGGAGGCGGTGAGCGTCTGGGTTGCCGTCTGAAAGACAGTCGCGATCGGCAGGCCGAGCAAGAAATTGCCCATATCGCGGACGTTCGCGTTGAAGTAGGCGGCGGTCTCGTACTCGCCGACGCTGAATGTCCGGGGAATGGGGACGGCGAGGTTCGGCACGTGCAACTCCCAAGGGGCTCAGGGCGTACGCGGCGCGAGATCAGTAAGCGACGCGAGTGGTGGCAGGTACCGCAAGCGGACTCGTGGTCCCAGGCGGCAGCGGGTCGCACACCACATCGCCGACGGCATGGTTGCTGACGAGCGGCGCGTTCAGCGTGAGGGTGACGGCCGAATAGCCGGGCACGGAGGCACCTACGGACAGCACCTGCGGACACACGCCGAACGTCGATGCCGACGACGCGGCCTCAACCTGCAGGGCGTCAGCCTGGAAGGTCCAGGCCGACGCAGGCGACGAACCCGTGAGCAGGATGCCGAGTTGCACCCACGCTGTGCCGGCCGGTGCGGTCGCCGATGCGGCCAGTCGGGTCCAGAACGCCGTGGGGGAGCCGATCAGCGTCACCATGCTGCTGTTGGACTGGCCAAGGCTGGCCCCGGTCGCGCTCAGGAACTTGACGTAGATGTCGACCTGCGGGTTGGCTCCGCTCGTGATCGACCGGACGTATGCCGACGCGGTGAACGGCTTCAGCGCAGTAGCCGGCACCTTGAGCAGGTAAATCAGGCCTGCGGGGGTCGAGGCGCCGCCTGCCACAGCCAACTGCCACACCCCGGAGCCCTGGAACGCCGTGGCCGACAAGGTGACCACGGGAGTGCCAAGGTCGCTGGACATGCCGTAGGCCGAGCCAGAGGACCCGGGCGCCAGTGGCAGAGCGCCCTCCCCGGCGGTGGCCACGTTCGGGTGCACCAAGTTGTAGCCTTCGAACGCCGAGGTGCCCGGCGAGAGCCACAGCAAGTCCCCTGTGTTCCAGTCCGAGCCCGCGCCGTTGGCTTTCGCGTCCGGCAGCGCGTTCACCGTGATCGTGGACGAACCGCTCGAGGCGGGCGCCGCGACCGTGGTCGCCAATGCGCCGAGGATGCTGGCGGTATTCCACGTTGCCGGGTCGCTGTACCCGACGGGGAGTGCTTCGCACACCGTCGCGCCCACTGCGTGGGTGTGTGCGAGCGTCCCGGTGAGTGTCAAGGTGGGAGCGGAGTATCCCGGATTGGTGGTGGGGATCCCGCCCGGAGCGATTGTCACCGTCTCCGCGATCGCCGTGCCCGGGTCGATGGTCAGCTGCGTGCCGGGTGAGAGCGACGATGCGAGCGCGTTGATCGCCGAGTCCGGCAGCCCGTTGATTTTGATCGTGTTGGCGCCCGCATTGGCCTGAGCGTTGAGCGTGGTCGTCAGCGCCCCGAGCGTCCAGTACGCCGTTACGTCCGCCGGCGAGCACTGAAGGTTGACCAGCGCCGAGCCCTTCGGGTCAACACTCCAGGCGACGGACTCGATGAACCCGTCGAAGGTGATCGGCGGCGCCGGGTAAGGGGGCCGCCGCACGACGCGGATGCGGGTGCCGATCTCCAGTTGCAGGCAGACGGTCCACAGGCCAGGCACCGCGGAGGGGTGCAGGGTGAGGTTCGCGACGCGCAGTGCCGCCTGCGAGTAACGGGCGAGCAGGTAGTCGGAGGCGTCCTGTGTTTCGCTGAACTCCTGCTGGTTCATCGTCAGCTGGAACACGCGCTGCCCATACTCGTCCTGCGCGTCCGCGGAGCTGGCTGTTGCTACCTGGCTGCTGGCGTACTGGGTTGCCTGGACGTTCGTGTACAGGTGTGCCGTGTCGAAGTCGAATCCGACCGTCTCATACGGCCATTCCCCGCTGGCCGTGGCCTCACCGAACACGATCATGGGTGTCGTCTGGTTGTATCGGTCGCTGCGCGCCTTGAAGGTCACCGCTCCCGTGTTGGACACGTAGACGTTGCCCTGCTCCGTCTGGGCGATGGTGTTGAGGCCTTGGATGGCGCTGCCGCCGGTGAACGCGATACCGCCGGGCAGTAGGGCCGTCGAGGCGTCGATGGCGGTGGATCCAGCGATGTCGGTCGCGGGGCCCATGAGGGCCGTGGAGCCTGGCTGGATGTCGGTGGCGCCCTGGTAGCCGATCCAGTCCAAGACTCTCTGCGTGCGCTGGTCTGTGCTGTCGCCGGTGGACGCGGTCCGCCACGAGTTGTAGAGGTTCGTGATCTGCGACTGTGTGAGGGCTGCCGGAACCTCGATGGCGTGCGCCATGTCGCCGACGAAGCCCTGGCAGAAGCTGTTCGAGCCAGTGGTGATGGAACATCCAAGCGCGTCGGCGACGATTCCCGACGGGTATCGGGCGCCGGATGTGTTGGTCGCCACGAGTACGCCGTCAACGTAGAAGTTGATGAAGTGGCCGCCGGTGCCCGCAGCATCCACGACGGTGACCATCTGGTGCCAGTTGCCGTCGCAGACGTTTGTCGTGCCGGTGTAGGAGAGCCCGAAGTTTGCGGAATTCGCGATGTTCATGTTCGCGAACCCGCCGGGCACGATCTGCATCCACCAGGATGAGAGATTCCCTGAGAGCCATGAGGGCGGGTAGGCCGTCCACAGGTTCATTTCTGTGCCGACTGCGGGCACGTTCGTTGACCGGAACGAGATCATGCGGGTCCAGGAGCCCGAGGTGGGCGGCCCCGGCTGCACGCTCGTTTTGGCGATGTTCACGAACGTCTCTGGCTTCTGCACACCCGCGCCGGACACAGTATTGGTGAAGGTCGCCACCGTGCCGCTGCTACCTTCGAATTGGCCCGCTGATGACGCTGAAGTCATCGACGAACCGAACACGAGCGACCCGGAACCGAAGGGGCCGACGTCTACTGGTGCGGGCGGCCGGTTGCCGGATGCGTCCGCGCACGAGCTCGCCCCGGCCGGGTCCGAGAGCAGGTAGACGAAGTTGGGGTTCAGCGCCAAGACTTCGTTGATGAACGGTTCCCCCAGGGTGCCTTGCGCGAACAGCGCGAACGCGTCCACGCCGACGGCTCCGGTCTGCCCGTAGGTGCCGGACAGGGCCCAGGACTGCGGCCAGCGCTCGATCGACCCGTTGAAGATCTGGTAGGTGGGTCCCGGATCGAACCAGCTTGAGGCACTCGAGTTCTGCTCGACCTGCCACCCTGCGCCATAGACCGTGTTCACCGCAGTGGTGGAAGCCGGGGCGGAGATGAAGATCCGCGGCCTGCCCCACGCCGCGCCGGCGGGCGCGGTGGCCGTGCACGTGGCACGCACCCACCCGGACGTGGTGACCGTTACCGCGGTGCCCGAGCTGGTCGACACCAGGTTCCCGTCGGCATCCGACCAGCGGAAGGAGGCGGTGACCTGCACCGTGCTGTCGGCCGAAGCGGCTCGCATCAGGTAGACGCTGAACGTGTACTGGCTGCCGCCGGCGACTTGGACGCAGTCGGCGACCGGGCCGGTAGTGCTGGCCGCTGCCGCCGCGACGCCGGCGTACAGCGGAGAGCCGTTCGTGGTGCCCGCTGCGGTGGTCCATGCGACCGCGGAGGTGTGGCCGCTCGGCGCGGCGGTCAGGAAGTTCGCCTGGGCCACGGACCCCGCGGTGGGAAAGAACCAGGCCGCGGCGCTTTCGTTGACCGGGTCGATGGAGGCGGTGCCGGTAGCTATGGCGCGGGGCAGCAGGTTCGGGCTGAGGACCTGCGGTACCTGGAAGTTCGTTGGGGTCGCGGATGCCTCGAATTGCAGCGCGCCGATCTGCCAGGTCGTGGGCGACGAGAGACTGGAGGTCGTCTCGACCTTCAGTGCCGCGTACAGTGCCGGGCTCGTGCCGGTCGGGGCGCGGCCACTGACGGTCAACGTCGTCCACCCGGACGAACCCGAGGTGATGGTGCTCGAGGTGCCGCCGACCGTGCCGAGGCTCACGCCGTTCTCGCCGTACCACAGCAGCGCTACGTTCGTGCCGGCGGAGGTGCCCGTGGGGATCCGCGCCAGGGCGGTGAACGAGTAGGCGGCGCCCGGCGTGACCGTCGCCAGCGGGACGAGCAGGATCGTGGAGGACGCGGCCGCGGTCGAGGGCAGCGTGACCTGGTAGACCTGTGTCCCGGTGTAGGCGCTTCCGCTCGCGACCAGGCTCAGGGCGTACCCGGAGTCGTTGGTGACGCCCATCTTCGCCGGTACGGGCCCAGGGGTGATCGGGCTGCCCTGCCCGCATGTCGCCTGGTCGACCGTGAGCGCGTTGACACCGGTCTGGACGCGGATCCGGCACGGCCGGTACGGCAGCAGGTTCGGGGCGAACGGCGATGCCGTGTTCGACGGGTCCAGGGCGCCGTCGGCGTTGGCGAGCTGAACGGTCCACTTGCCGGTCGTGTTCGTGTCGAGCTCGTACTGGCGGCCGCGCTGGGTGCGCCATGCCGACTGGACCCTCGACGATAGGTCCTGCCAGTACGGCGGCACCACGCCGGAGTTCGCGGAGGTGTTGAACGCGACCTCGTACCGGATCAGCGGCGGCCAAGTGCTGATCGTCATAGCCGCCCCCTGATTCGCGGATCGGACGGCGTCGTATCTATGCACTGGCCGCGACGGGCCGATACGGTGCGGCCATGACGGGCCGGGACCTTGCCGCGCAGGAAGCGGCCGCGTATGCCGCCGCGATGGACGGGCTCGCGGCGTTACGTGAGCTACGTGACGCCCACCTGCTGACCGACGGCCTGTATGAGGCGCACGCGAACGCCGTCCTCGCCCGGCTCGACCCGGAACTGAAACTCGCGCGGCCCCGGGAACGCGACGAGGTGGCCGAGCAGGCAGCCAACCGGCGTTTAGCCGCCCGCCACGCGGCCGCGATACCGGCGCTGTCCAAGCCGCCCAGTCAGGGCCCGCAGGACGCGTTGCCGGCGCAGCTCGCGGCTGACGCGGCGCACCTTCTCACGCTGCACCACTCGGGCTCTGCCGTGCTGCTGTGCACAGGGTTGCGACTCGATCCGGAGACCGTCGTGCGCGTCCTGTGGCGCCTGATCGAGATCGGTGTGCTCAAGCCGGGCGGCGGCGGTAGACGCCGCTGGCCGCGTTACCGCCCGGCTGATGCCGACGTTGCCCGAACGCTCGCTCTCACGGCGTCTACAGCGTCCGTCCGGCCGCCTGCCGATGCCGTGCCGGCCGAGCCTCGCGACGCGCCACCGGCCGAAGTCGAACTGCTGCGGCAAGCTGCCGAACTGGTCATCACCACGCAGCTCGGGTCCGCGAGCCTCATCCAACGCCGGCTGCGCGTCGGCTTCGCCATGGCCGGACACCTCATGGACGTCCTCGAAGCCAGGGGTATCGTCGGGCCCGCAGAAGGAGCACGGGCCCGACGCGTACTCGTGGCGCCGGACCAGCTCTCCCGGATCCTGGCTGAACTCGGCTGACCGCGGCGCGTGGGGGTCAGTGGCTGCCGACTAGGCCCGTGTAGCCGTTGCGGTTCTGGAACTGGAGAGCGCCGGTCTGCAAGGAGTCTGTGAGATCGTCCTGGTGGATCAGGCTGCCCTGCACGATCACGGTCACGTTCGTGCTCGACCCACCGCTGCCGGATCCGGCCTCCCCCATGGCTGAGCGCAGCGCATAGTTCGGGGTGACGTAGCCGTCCGCACCGAACGTGACCAGCTCCGGGCCTCTCTCGCCCACGATGTAGGCATTGTTCGCATCCACCGGGCCGCCGGACGCCCGAAGCTGGGGGGAGTTGAGCTTGTCGTTGAGCTCGGTGAGCGACATCGACTCGTGGACATTCACGTTGACGTTCGACGTGATGTTCTTCGGCAGCTGGAACAGCTCGTTCGCCAACTGCTGCACGGCGGTCTTGTTCGCCCCAGCCTTGATCGCCGCCTGCTCGAACGCATCCTTCTCCGAATCGAGCTTCGTCGTCGCGTCCTCGTAGGCCTTCGACGCGTTGCCGTTCTGGACATCGCTCTGGTACACGGCAACCGCCGCCTGGTTGGCGGCGTCAGCCACCTGCTTGACCGCCTGAGCGTTCTGGTAGCCCTTCGCCGAGTTCGCATCGAGGGAGTCGCCGTTCTGCTTCATGGAGGCGGTCAGGCCGACGAGCGCGCCCTCGAAGCTGGCCTCCGCACCGTACAGGGTGTTCGCCGCGCCGGACAGCGCCTGCAGCACGCTGGCGTACCCGCTCGCCTGCTGCGAAGCCACGTTGTACGCGTTCACCGAGTTGTACAGCTGCATGTTCAAGCCCGACTGAGAGTCGCCGAGGTTGAGCAGCGCCACCGTGGACTCGGAGTTCTGCTGCGCGGACATCTGCATCTTCGTGAACGCGCCATCAAGGGTCGCGCTGAAGATCTGCGTGTTCATGGCCAGTTGCATCGTGGCCTGGTCCTGCGCCTGCGTGCTCCGGACAGTGTCGGCTACCTGCCCGGCCTCCGCATACATCGAGTTGATCAGCTTCTGGTTCGCGTCGGTGTACCGGTTCGTGGACGCCGAGGCGCTGTCCGTGGCCTCTTGGGCGCCCTTCAAGTCCAGGGCGGCATGCGAACTCGCGCTCCCCGCATCGTCTGAGGAGACCTTCTGGTTCAGCTGAGCCTGGTTCAGCTTGCCAATCGAGTCGGTGACCGCCTGCTGGGCGGCGCTGTTGCCCATCGCCGCTTCGGTCCACGTCTCGAGCGACACCCCGGCCTGCTCGGCCTGGCCGGCGAGCCCGTTCGCGGCAGAGGACGTCGCGACGAACGCGGCTGTCGTCATTCCCGCGGTGCCGCCGTCACCGCCGATCGCCTGCTGCAGTTGCTGCACGTCCAGCAGTTGCGCCTTCGTCGGGTTCAGTGCGTCGCCGAGACCGCGGAACGCGCCGCCGAGCATCGGCAGGAACGACATCGCCGCGAACACGGCCATGCCGAGCGGCCCGGACATGACCGAGGCGAGGCCGCCGACACCGGCGGTTGCGCCCTCGGCGGCGGTTGCGACCCCGTCGAGCTCGCCCGCCATAGCGCCGGCATCCTCGACCGCGCCGGCCACCTCGCTGCCGGCGCCCGACTTCATCTTCTCGCCGGCGGTGCTCAGGTTGCCCGCGACAAGGTCAACGCCCTGTATCGAACCGAACCCGTGGTTGCCTGCCGCCGCCGCGTTGATGGCCTCATTGAGCGCGTTCGCCTCTTCCTGCAGCGCGCTCATCTCGGTGCTCGCCCGGAAGTACATCAGGTCAAGCGCAGACTGCTGCTCGTCCGTGAGCGCGGTGGTCGCGTCGAGTTGCGCTTGCACTGCCTCGTAGACGGAGATGAACGCGTCCTTCGCCGACTCGGAGGCCAGCTGAACCTGCTCGAGCCACTCGCTGAGCGCGAGGCCGCCGAGCTGCAGAAAGTTGTCGATGCCCTCCTGCAGGAACTTGTCGTCCGCGTCCATCGCGGCCGCGATCTCCTCGGCCTCCTGTGCCGCGGCAGCGGCGGCGGCAGCCTCGGCGCGCGCCGCCGGATCAATCGGGATGCCGGCTGTGGACAGCCCCGATTCAATCAGGTCGACACCGCGCAGGGCGGCGCTCCCGAAACCGGCGCCCCATGCTGCGCCGGCCTGCGCTCCTGCCTCCTCGGCTCGGGATTCCGCGCCGGACTCGAACTCCGTGACGAACGTGGCGCCGCCCTCGGCGGCGACCGCTTCGATGCCTGCGTTCAGCGCGTCCCCAGCCGCCATACCGGCCTGGGTCATGGCTGATTCGAGGGGCGCCTGCACCGAGTCGCTGATGAGTTGCGCAAGGCCGTCCGCGCCGTCGGCCGCCCCGGCGCTGATGCCGATCGCGAGCGCGTCGCCCGCTGCTGAACCGGCCTGGATCAGCGCGTCCGCGAGGGGCGCCTCGATGGCCTCGGCTACCTGCGTCGCCGCGCCCGCGCCCGCGCCGGAGGCACCCGCGCCGATCCCTGCCGCGAGACCGTCACCGATGCTCGCACCTGCTTGCGCGGCCACGTCGGCGCCTTGCGTCGAAAGGGCCGCGCCGAGGGCCGCGGCGGCCACGCGTCCTGCGAGGGCGCCGGTGCCTGCGGCGCCAGCCGCGAGCACCGCGGCGAGCATCGCCATGGTGGCCTGCGCCTGGCCATCGAGCCCCTGACGAAGTTGGTCACTGATCTGCGCAGCAAGCCGATCGCCCAGATCGGCCGTGCCCGCGGTGATCGTCGAAGACAACTGGGTCGCCGCCTGCTGCCCCGCGCCGGCCGCAGTGCTCTCCAGCCCTTCGGCGAGCGCCGCTCCTGCCCGCGCCCCGGCGGCCGCCGAGGCGGGAGCGAGCTCGGACGCGAGTTCCTGGCCGACGGTGTCGCCCGTTCCTGCGGCGCCTTCGGCGACGGCTTCCCCAAGAGCCGTGCCCGCCTCGGCACCGGCGGTTGCGACCTCGCTGGCCAGTTCCGTGCCGATGTCCTGCGCGATCGCGGCACCGGCTCCGCCCATCGCTTCGGCGAGCCCCTGGGTGATCTCGTCGGTGTTCAGCGACCCCAGGTCGGCGCCAGACAGCGAATCAGCAAGCCCCGCACCAATGTCCAGGGACGCAAGGATCCCCTCGATCTCGCTGGCCGCCGACCGGATCGCGGCAACATCCCGGTCGAGCATGTCCAGGAAGGAAGTGTCGTCGCCTTCCAGACTCGCAACTACCGGGGGAAGCTGCTCACCGGCCACGCTAGCCCCCGATCGCTTCGGACCACGCCTGGGTCATGATCTGGTCGAAGCGGTCGGCCGACTCTTCGAGCGCGGGCTCGACGTACGGGCGGCGCGGCAGGAAAGACCGATGGTCACGGCCGGCCCAGCCGGACAGCTCGTGGATCCGCGCGTACACGGTCGACGGCCAGATCTCCGCCGTCGCACCGACGCCCGTCGAGGCGGTGGACGTGTACACCTCGTCGCGCAGGAACCCGCTGCGCAGCGCCGGGGGCTCGCCCGGCGGCGATGTGGGCGGATACTCCCGACGCGACAGGTTGTCCTGGATCTGCCGCTTGACGACGTCCGCGCCCTGCTCCACGCCGTCCACGGTCGCGGCCTGCACGCGGGCGCGCAGCGACCCGACGGCGGCTACGAACGCCGAATACTCCACGCTCACCGGCTCGCCTCCCTCGCCGCCGCTACGGCCCGATCCCACACGGGGGCGAGCCGCTGATACTGCTCAGTGATCCACCACGGCTGCTCGTCGACCACCGTGGCGGGCCAGTGGTGCCGCTCGGCGAACCACAGGTAGGCCAGGGCCTCCTCCTCGACCGTGGGCGGCCCGTCATAGTCGATCCGGGCGCCCGCGAGTAGCGCTGCTACTCGCCGGCGCCCGTTGTAGGGGAGGTCGGATCCTGCTCCTGCACCTGCTGCTGCTCGGCGGTGGCCGGCTGCGGCGGGAACAAAGCCCTGCGGACCGTGGTGAGAGCCGCGGCCAGGACCGCGTCATCCGCCCACGGGATCGCGAGCAGCGTCGCCGGGTCGCTGCTCGGCTTCGGCAGCGTGTACGACCAGTTGTCGATCAGCAGCGCGAGCAGGCCCGTGTTCAGGTCGAACCCGAACATGTCGGGGTCGATGTGCGCGAGCACGGTGCGCTTGTCGCCGCGGTTGAGCTGCCGCCAGTCGCGCAGCTTCACCCACGCGCCGGACGGGAGGTTGACGGTGGCACCGTCCGGCGGGATCTCAGGCTGCTCCGTTGCGCCCGGGAACAGCACGTTGCGCATGCCCGCGAGCTCGGCCTGCAGCACCGAGTCATCGGCCCAGGGCAGCATGTCGAGCGAACCCGAGGCGACCGAGGGCAGTGGCAGGTTGTAGGTCCAGCCGGTCACCAGCAGGTGCAGGAGCCCGGAGGTGATGTCGAGCAAGGTCGAGGCGTTGTTCGTCGCGCCGTGAACCGCGGCGAGCACGGTGCGCTTGTCGCCGCGGGTCAGGCTTCCCCACTCGCGCAGGGAGACCGTGTTGCCGGACGGTAGCGTGATGCTGCGTTCGCCCGTGTCGACGGTCTCGAGGGTCTGGTCGGTCACCGACTGGTCCTTAGAAGGTGTTGGGCGGGACGTTGCACGTGATCGTCACCTTGATGGGGGACGAGCCGCCGGAGCCACCCGCGTTGGTCGTGTTGAGGACGCCCTTGAAGCTTGTCGAGTAGCCGACCGCGGTCTTCGAGGTGTCCGGTTCTGAGGTCTCGAACGCTGCGACCGCCATGTCGATCTGCAGCGCGAGCAGGTTCGTGCCGGACAGGCCGTTGCTGATGATGTACTGCAGGCTCGGCTGCGTGTTGTTGAGCATGTACAGCAGTGCCGACTCGTCTGGCACCGCAGGGAAATCGATCTTCCCGGAGACGGTCAGGCCGCCGCGCTGGATGATGTACGGCACCTGCAGGCCCTGGGCCGTGTAGTAGACCCCGAGCTCGCGCTTGATGTCGAACTGGGCGTCGCCGGTCGTGTTGACCAGCGTGCCCCCGGAGGCCGGGCCGCCGATACCCACCAGCGTCTGCCACGCCGCGATCGGCTTGACCGTTGTCGCGTTCGGTGTCGGTGTGGACCCGAGCGGCACCGACGGATAGGTGGTGGCGTCTGCGGTGAACGTGAACAGCGCGTTCTCCGGCTTGACCGCGAACGACAGCGCCGAGAGGCAGGCACCCGGGTACTGGCGCGCGCCCGACGCGGCGGTCGGGCCCAGGTAGTGGGTGAGCGTGTGGCTGATCGGCTGCGCCGGCGCGTTCAACGTGTTCAGCAGTGAGAACGCGTACTGGTAGGGGCCGGTTACCGGCGTGACGGTCGCGCCAGAGGTCTGCGCGAAGGTGAGACCCGTGGTCGGAGCGGAGATCGGGATCACGAAAGGCCCGGAACCGGTCGGCGTACCTGTGGTGACGACCTGCGCGGTCGCGCCCGTGCCGATCTGCACGAGCGTGCCCGCCGGGATCGTCGCGACGGTCGAGATGCTCGTTGCTCCAGCCGAGGCGCCCGTTGAGAGTGTCGTGGCGCCGGTGCCGGTGGGGGTTCCGGTCACGGCGAGGTCGCCGAGGATGTTGCGCAGCCAGAAGCCCATGCCGTCGACGAACACGGGGCCGCCGAGGCTGATACTCGCCTTCTTCGTGCCGGCGATGACGTTGAACGCGTCGGTGGCCATCGACCCGCGCCACGCCTTGTCGTCCTCGAAGACCGGGGTGTCCTTCGGCTTGAAGCTGTCGAGCAACTGCGTGAAGGTCATCGCGACGGGGTTGCCCTGCTGGGCTTCGTTCGCGCAGCCGACGAACTGCTTGCTCGGCGCCCAGGTGACCGGGGTGTTGGTCATGGGTCACGCCCCCTTTGCGGTGAGCGGCGGCTGATTGTCAGGGGCCTGGTTGGCAGGCAGGTCGGTGGGGCGCCACCGGGCGTCGGGGGGTTCGACGAACGCGAACACGGTCGCCGGGCGAGCGTTGACCGCGGGCCGGATGACGGTGCCGTCCTCACTGCGCTCCTCCGGCTGCGCCGGCCGGGCCGGGTAGGCGGTGAGCGGGATGTGCGGGTACTGGGTGGGATCGCCCCACGTGTACTCGTAGGGCGTCGGCTCCTTGGCCTGCTCGGTCTCCTCGGCGGTCGCGGCCACCTCGGGGGCCTCGTTGGGAGCGGGCGCGTCCTGGTCGGTTGCGGTCGTATCTGTGCTCTTGGGCGTCGCGGACGCCGCGCGCGCAGGGGCCATCGGCCTCGCTCCAATCGGAAACGATGCGGAAAAAAGGGGGGAGGAAGGGATCGGCCTGCGGGTCAGGCGAAGATGAACTCGACGGCCCCGAACGTCATCAGCAAGAAGCCCTTGGTGACCTCAGCGCGGGTCTCCGGCTGCCCGTACTCGAACGCGATCGCGGCGGCGGCGCCCATGCCCTCGATCGCCTCGCCGGCCTGGAACACGGCGCCGCCGAGAGTGCGGTCCAGGCGCGTGTAGCTGGCCAGGGCGTCGCGTAGCGCGTACATGTCGTCCTGCGCCTCTTCCGCGTGCGGGGTGTGCGAGCGCAGATAGCAGCACAGCTGCACGCTGTAGAGCACCCGCTTCATGCCGCCGGTGGCGCCGCCGAACGCTTCGCGAAACTCCTGCTGCCGCGGGATGTACACCACGATGCGGGTGCCGGTGCGCGTGCCGGGCGGCATGTTGGCGAAGAAGTCGGCGTGGTCATCCCGCTTGGGCCAGGTGCGCCCGACCACGCCGACACCCGGCACCGGTGAGGAACGGTAGGTGCGGGTCTCCGGATCGTAGGGACCGCCGTAGTACCGGCAGATCCCGTCGAGCGCCGTCTGGATCGTCACCGGCCTCGCCCCCGATCGGCGCGGTCAGCGGACACGCTTGAACCGGTTCAGCAGCCGTTCGGCTTCGGCGACTAGCCCGGAGGCGTCCTTGCGCGGGTCGGACTGCCGGGTGCCGGAGTTGAGCTTCGTGTCCGGGTAGGCGTCCTCGGCCGCCGTGTCGGGGCGCATCAGTTGCGAGACCGTGTAGTTGATCACGGCGAGGCGTGTGTCGGCCTCCATGTTGGAGAAGTCGTGCCCGGCCGTGTGCGCCTTGGTGGTGGGCGCCGCGAGCGGCACCGTGGTCGGTGTCAGAGGGGCGGTGACCGCGGGCGGGGTGTAGAGGCTGGAGACGGTGACGGACTCCTCGAACCCGGGCTCCCAGATCCGGTAGGTTCCGCCGGCCGCGATACAGGTCGGGTCGGTCACCTGGATCTCGGTCGCGCCGGCGCTCGCCGATGCGGCGAGCACGGTGGCGACGAATCCGGCGGTGTACACGGTCTGCGTGTAGACCAGCCGCCCGGCGCCCGCTGTGCCGAACTGCAGCGAGCCGGTCCACGGGCTGGCCGCGCCGACTGTGACGATGAGGTTGCGCTCGTCCTCGATCCACACCGACGGGTTGGTGAGCGTCGTCAGCGCGGTGGGTGTGAAGCCGTAGGCGAACGAGGAGACCGCCTGGACCGGGTTGTTGTCGGCGTGGATGCGCACGGTGCCGTCCTGGCGCATGCGCTCGCGGCGTGTCTGGACCACCTGGTGCGCGGCCAGCGGCTGCTCGCAGTGCCCGTCGGCCCACGCGGAGGACATCAGTAGCAGGTCCGTCAGCTGCGCCGTCTGGTCTGCTGCGGACGGGTCGTTGTAGCGCAGGTCGTCGAGGTCGAGGTAGGTCGGGTGTGCCTGGAACGCGGCCGCGGACACGTACGGAGTGATGGGCACGCATCACCCCCGGGTCTGGTCGGTCGGACGGCAGGGAGCTGTGTGTGCGGGGGTCAGGCGGCCGGGGTGTCGGTCACGCGCACCCACTGGCCGTGCGAGCAGCCGAACGTGCCGACGTTCGCGGGCGGGCCGCCCGGCACGCACAGGTGGCAGGGCGGGGTGCCGTCGTTCTTGACCGACTCCCAGTGGAACGCGGGCACTGTGGGGGCGGTCTCGGCGTCCGTGTCGGGCGCGGGCTGCTCGTCGGTGGCCGCTGTGTCTCCGGTGGCCTGGGCGGTGCTGGTGTCGGCCGTCTCGGGCTCGGTGGGGGCCTCGGTGGTGTCCGCCGCTGTGGCGGTCTCGGGCTCGGCCGGGGACGTCTCGGCCGGCTCGGTGTTCTCGGTCGTCTTGTCCTCGGGCGGCGTCGCCGACGCGGCGGTCTTGCGGGTACGCGGAGGCATCAGACCTCGGTCTCCCTCTCACAGGTCTCGCCGCACTTGCCGCAGCGGCGGAAGAACGAACCGTGCCCGCATGCGGGGCACCGGTAGCCGATGTCCGCGCGGGTGCGGCCCGACAGGCTCACCGGGAACGCGCCCTGCGACATCAGAGCCTTCGCGTGTGACGGGTTGTCCACGTCCACGATCCGGCCGGTGTACCGGGTGACGTGCCCGGTCTGGGCGCCGCGGACCTCCATGCCGGCCACGGCGCCATCGGGTGCGGCAAGGCGCATCCGTGTTCCCCTTCCTTCGCGCTGCTGGCCCGGCCAGTTCGGCCGGGCCAGCAGCAGGCGTGAAATTACTTGGCGGTCACGCCGCTGACGCAGCCGTTCCAGGCGGGGGCGTAGCAGAGCATGTTGCCGAACCAGTAGGAGCTGGACTCGTACGCGAACTGCGTGACAGGCCAGTCGATGCCCATCAGGCCCTGAACGTCGCACATCGACCAGACGTTGGAGACCTGGGTGTCGGGGATCGGCAGGGTGTCCGACAGGATCGGGCACACGCCCTGCGGCATCCAGGGGTGCACTTCCATCTCGACGCGCTTGCCGGTGACCTCGTTCATGATCGCGACGGCGACGGAGCCGAGCGCGACGCCCGAGATCTGGTCCTGCGTGATCTGGAGGAAGTAGTCGTTCGAGCTGCCGGTCTTGAGCGTGTCCGAGAGCTGCTTGCGGTCCGTGCCGTTGAACAGGATCCGGTCCGGGTCCGCCTTGACCGCGTTGTACAGCGCCGCGAACGCGGTCTGGAACTCGGAGCCCGGCGCCGAGGTGTCGAACGTCGAGTTCAGCTTCGCGGTGTACCCGGACTGCGGGCCCATGACCCACGGCAGGATGCCGTCGTAGCCGGCCGCGTAGGCGGAGGTGTCCGCGGTGGGCGGGGTCGCGCCCGTGGTCGGGATCGCGCCCTGGAGCACGATGCCGACGCCGGCGGCACCGCCGGAGTTCGCGGCCTGGTTCGGGAACCGGCCGTAGAGGAAGAAGGCGCTGTTCGCAGGCTGGGACGCGCCGGTGCCGATGTACACCTTGTAGCCGAGCGCCTGCGGCACGTCGGTCAGCCTGAGCACGACGTTGTGGCCGGCGGTCGGTGCGATGGTCGCGACCGAGGAGACGACGGACTCGCCGAACGCGCCCGCGTCGGAGGTGACGTACGCGTAGATGTTCGTGGTGTAGCCCGTCAGGGCCGCCTGGCCGGAGCCGAGGGTGTTGTCCACCAGCGACACACCCGTGGGGGCGGCGAGCGCGCCGGCGTAGCCGGAGGCGGTGCCCCGGCCCATCAGCATCATCCGCTCCTCCATCAGCATGGAGGCGTAGAGCAGGCTGGAGCGGGACAGCTGCCGGATGTCCTGGTAGCCCTGGCCGGCATACTGCGCGGACCAGGTGACCTCATCGGACATCGAGAACTGCGAGAACGGCAGCACGACGTCGTAGCCCGCGTAGGAGATCTTCGGGCCGCGCGCGTAGTAGAGGCTGTTGCTCGCGCCCGACGGGGCGAAGTTGTTCTGCGTGGAGTCGACGATGCCGGGGTGGATGTTCGCCACGCCGCCGGTGCCGGAACCGGTGAACCCGCTGATGACCTTGAACCGGTGGCTGGTGCCGATGCCCTTGATCCGCGGGGTGCGGTTGCGCAGCGGCGTCGGGCGCGGCGCGAGCACCTTCGCCGGCCCCTCGAGGTCGAACGCCACCAGGCCGGTCCCGACGGGGTTGGTCAGGGAGATGTCCTTGACCATGTCCGGGGTCTGCGACTTGAGGCCGTCCAGCGCATCCACGATCGAGGCGAGCGAGTCGGCGCTCATCGACTTGACGATGTCCGGCGAGCTCAGGGCCCTGGTGAGGACGTCGTAGACGCTGGCGGGCTTGTCGCTGAAGTCGATCGGCTGTCCGGCCTTGAAGCTGGTGACGATCTCCTCGCGGGTCAGCTCCCGCTCGGGCATCGCGCTGAGGGACTTGGTCAGCTCGTCGAAGCGCTCGCTGACCTCGGCCTTGCTGAGCTTCGGCATCTCCGGCGCTTCGCCGAAGAGGAGCTCGAGGTTTCCGGGCAGAGCCACGGCCCTGCTCCTTCCATGCGAAAGCCCCGCGCGCTGGCGGGGCGAGACGATCGTGGGGGGTGGTGCGATGGCGCTAGGCCGCGGCCTTGGCGAGCAGCGCCTTGGCGCGGTCGCGGTAGCCCTGGGCGAGGTCCTTGTTGCCGGAGAACTTCTCCGCCTTCTCGAGGAGCTCTGCCGCCTGGGCGCGCAGGTCGGCGGCGTCGGACTTGGTTGCCGCTGCCTGCTGGGCGGAGGTGCGGGTGAGCACCGGGCCGCCGGGTACGGGCTGCGCCTTGATCGATTCGATCTCGCCCTGGGCCTTCGCGAGGTCGGCCGTGAGCGTTTCGATGCGCTCCTCGTCGACCGTCCGCGCCTCTGCCACCGCGGTCTTGATCATCTCGGCGAGTTCCGCCTTGGTCACTCCCTCCGGCTCATCGGCCGGAGAAGTCTCGGGCTCGGCCGGCGTGGCGGCGAGCGCTTCGGCGACGGCCGCCTTGATGGCCTCGGCCGCCTCGGCCTTGGTCAGCAGCGCGCCGTCGTCGGTCTTCTTGGCCGCGGGCTTCTTGCCCGCGTCCTCGTCGTCGCGGTCCGCGGCGTCGCCGTCCTCGCCGCCGTCTTCGTCCTCGTCCTGGTCGGCCGGGGCGCCCTTCTTCTTGAACGGCGGCGCGAGCTTGCCGCCGTTCTTCGCCTTCCCGGCCTTGGCCAGGTCAGGTTCCTCGGCGAGGCTGATGTCCATGCCGTCGGCGTCGACCGGCTCGCGCTGCTCGGCGTTGATGAACCACTTCAGGGCATTGGTGGCCTGCAGCAGCAGGGAGATGTCGCACGCCTCGTTGAGGTTGCCGACCGCGAGGGACTGCGCCTCGGACACGATCAGCTTCGCGATGATCGAGATTGCGGACTTGGCGTCCTCGACGTCCTGCGCGGGCGGCGCACCGGCGCCGTCGTCGTCGGCCTTACCGAGGGCGGCCTCGGGGGTGAAGCCGAGGTCGGCGAGGTCGGCCAGGAGCGCCTTGGCGGCGTCCGTGTCCTTGACGCTGCCGTCGGCCTGCCAGTTTTCGGGCACCATGCTCTCCAATCCGAGAGCACGCGCTCTCTTCAGAATGTGCCGGCGGATTGCGTTGTGGTCGCCGGATCCGCGGCCGACGGCCCGGATCGCCTTGCGCAGGTAGGCCTTCGAGGGGATCGGGTAGCTGCCGTCGGGCATCGCTTCGCCGGAGGCGGCCATCTTGCGCCGCTGGGCGGCCGTGAAGTCGCCCTTGAGTAGGTCCGCGGCCTCGGCGCGCTCGAGGTAGCTCTCAGCGCCCTGACGGGCCGCGTCGGCCAGTACGTCAGCCAGCGCGGTGTCAGGTACGAGCTGGCCGGAGACGGTCACGTTGACCACGACCGGTGTCGCGGGATCCTCGGCCTTCGCGGCGTCCTCCGGGATCGCGGTGACGGCGGCGCCGGCCGCGGCCAGGTCGGCCAGCGCCTGCTTGACCGGGCTCGCGAGCCGGTTGTACAGCTCGGCCGGCAGACCGTAGGTCTCCGCGGTGGCGGCGACCTCGACGCGGACGAGTTCGGGCTCGTCTACCGGCTGGAGTTCGCCCGCGTCGTCGGCCTTCGCGAGCGGGATCTCCCAGTGATCTGAGATCGTCGCGGTGGGCAGGCAGGGGACGTCTACGAGGCTGGTCTCGCAGATCCGGCCGCCGGTGACCAGGCCGCGCGGATAGTCGGTCTTGGTCATGTCCAGGCGCGGGCCCTTGATGCCGATGGAGAAGCCGGTGAGGACGTCCTCCTCGACCTTCTCGATCGCGGCCTTGTCCACGATCTTCGCGCCGATGTACCAGCCGTCCGGCTTCTCCTCGAGCTGCAGGGCCTTGCCGATGGCGCGCTTACCGTCGTGCTGCTCGCGGATGTTGCCGCGCTGGAACCACTCGGGCACGGCGGCCTTGAGCCACAGCGAATCCATGCCCTGCTGGTCGCGGTCCAGGTCCGGGCCGGTCATCTTGCCGTAGACGTACAGGTGGCCGGTCTTCGGGTCGCGCTCCCGCTTCGTGATCGGGGCGAACACGTCGATCCGGGCGGGAGCGGGCATGTCGTCAACTCCTCTTCAGGACAGGGGGTCGGGCCGGTGCGTGTCTCGGCGGCGCGCGCCGGTCAGCGTGCGGCGGCTCGCGACGTGAGCGTGGGCCACAGTTCGCACGAGCAGTTCGGGTGAATCGGTGCGCCGACGTCCCCGGACGGGAAGACCGACCCGGTCGGCAGCGGGCCGGCGTCCGCGTTCGCCTGGCAGGCCGGGCACGGGTTCGCGCTCGTAGTCACCCACTCGACCGCGGGGACCGCGGCCTCGAGGTAGGCGGCGTTGGCCGCGGCCATCGCGGCGCGGATCACCTCGGTCGCGGCGAGGGTGTTGGCCCACGTCGGGTCGCCGAGCGCGCGCTTGAGCGCGGCCGCCAACTGGGGTGCGGTGAGCCCCTGGCCGTCGACCAGGACTTCCGCGATCACCTGGAGCCGGTGCGCGGTAATCGAGTCCACCCACGGGGTGCTCGCGTCGATCCACGCGTCCGTCGCGGCCCGCTCGGTCGTGTTCATCGACCGTCGCGCCCCGGTGGCGTCGCCCGGCTGCCACGTCCACTTCGGGTCGTGCCCGGCGATCGCGGCCTTCGCGGCGTGGATGCCGAGCGAATAACCCTCACTCCAGATGCGCCGCAGCAGGGCGGCGATGGCGCCGCGCAGGCCCGGATCCTGCCGGCGTAGCCAGTCGAGGGTCAGGGTGAGCAGCCACGCGTCGCGGATCTCGTCCTGCTCCTGCTTGTGCCGGTCGGCCTTGGCGGTATACCAGGTGACCGTCACGGACGCGGCGGCGTCCCCGGCCGCGGTCTGTTCGACTCCGGCGCGCGCCCAGGCGTGAGCAAGGGCGTCGGTGTCGATCGCGTCGCGGACGGTTTCGGCGGCGTGGCGGCCCCAGTGCTGCGCGGTGGTCTCGGCGCGCTCACGCCCGGGCCAGGGGCGCGGCGCCGCGTCTTTTGGGGGCGCCTCCGGGCCGGCGGCGAACAGTGCACGCGCGTCGGCGGCCAGGTGCGGGGCGTCGGCCTTGGTGACCGTGGTGAACTGGAACGGCCGGCGCGGCTGCGGGTTGCGCCTGGCCCAGCGTTCGAACGTGGCCAACTCCGCGCGCACAGTGCTGCTACGCGCGGGCTCGAGCGCTTTCGTCGCCTCGGCGCCCTCGGCCTCGTCGGCGTCCTCGGTTTCGTTCTCGTTCTCGGAATCCTGGCCGGAGTCCTCCCCATCGGAGGCTGTTCCCGCGCCGTCACCGCCCTTCGGCGCCTGAGCCGGCTCGATCAGGACACCGGGCGGCGAGGTGGTGGCCGCGCCCTCGATGAACACCAGGCCGCGCTGCGTCATCAGCATCGGCATGTCCGCCTCGGGGAACGCGTACCGCGGCTGCCCGAGCCTGTCCCTGTCTTCATTCAAGGTCATGCGGCCGCCGGCGACACGCTCCTGCGCGACGGCGTCGGCCGCTGCCTCGTCCTCGTCCTCGAGCCCGAGGATCCGGAACTCGAGTTCCGCCGGCATCGCCAGGTGCCGGCGTGAGATCCCGGTGACCAGCGACTGGATCCACCGGTAGGTCGGCATCGTGGCGTTGCGGTCCTTGATGTCCGCCTGGCCCTCGTGGTAGCCGCTAGAGCCGATCCCGCCGGTCTCGGTGAAGTTGAGTTCCGCGATCGTGGTCGCGAAGTGCGCCGCCAACTGCTTGAGGAGGAACAGGTCGTATTCCGGCCGGTAGCGTTCGGCGACGTCCGGCATGTTCTCGAGCTCGAAACCGGGCGGCAGAACCCTGAGCCGGTGCCTCTCCAAGGTCTGGCCGGACCAGGCGTCGTTCAGAGCGGTCTCGTACTCGAGGACCTGCTGTGGCGTCCAACTGTTGACTGCGGTGTTGCGCAGCACGGCGTTGGGTACCGCGCCGTCGGTGTACTCGGCGCGGATCCACGAGCGCCGGCGCAGCCACACGTCCAGGTCTTCGAGGCACTGCTCCACGGCCGAGTAGCCGTAGAGCGTTTCGGTGCGCACATTGCGCCGCTTGTAGATCAGCGTGTCAGGGGCGTAGGCGTTGAGGATCCGGCCTTCGTCGTCCACGTCGGCGACGTACTCGCCGCGAGGGAAGCCCCACAGGAGCTGCTGGTAGGCGGGGTTCGGCGGCAGCGGCTTGCCGCCCCGATAGTCCCGCAGCACCTTGATGGTCGACGCGTCGAGGATCTCCATGGCGTACAGGTCGCCGCCGTAGGTCTTGCGCGGGTAGATCGCGACCGCGTCGAGCACGAGGTGCTCTTCGAGGAGCTTGCCGATCCAGTCGGTCCAGTCCTCGTCCTGCCCAGGGTCAGGTCGCTCCCAGAACGCGGTGCACCGGGCGATCTGCGGGCCGAGCCGCTTGCGCAGGTCGTATTCGACGTCGCTGCGCGACATGTGCGGGCTTTCGGCCTGCGCCTTCGCGACCGCGTCCTTCGTGATCGTGATCGCCCACTCGAGGGTGCTGATCTCGTCCTTGCGGATCTGAATGCAGCGGCGCGGGATGCCGCCGGCCGCAGCGGCATCCCGCAGCACCTTCCCCGGCACCAGCCGGTCGGTGATGCCCGGCAGGTTGCTCGAGACGGGGTACTCGTTGAACCGCGGCTCAGGTCGGCCGGAGTCGCGGCGGACCGGGTCGAGCGCGGCGGGGATCAGCGGCAGGCCCGGCCCGAACGCCACCTGCGGGTCGGTGCGCGGCAGCGGTGCGAATCCGCCGGAGGTGGTGGGCATGACGCCTGCGGCGAGGAGCGCGGCGACCTGCTGCGCGGTGTAGACCTGCGCGCCTGGCCCGACTCCGGGCACGGCCGCCTTCGTCATCTCCGCTTCGGTGGAACGGCGCACCTGGTAGGCGTTCGGATTGCTGTTCCGGTTGCGGTTTCGGTTGCGGCGCGAGGACACCGACGGCTCGACCCCCTTGCTGCGTCAGGTGCTGCGCGGTCGGGGGAGCGGGGCGAGCGGATGCCGGGTTAGGCGGGAACGGTCTCGAACGTGCCCGCCGTGCACAGCGCCTCGTGCACCTTCCGCTTCTCCCACAGCAGCGCCAGGGCGTGCGAGTCGTTCGCCGTCCACGTGGCGCCGCAGCAGCCCGGCTTCTGCGCCCGGCACACCAGCACCCGGAACAGTCCGTCCGCGGCCCCGAAGGAGCCTGCGAGCCTGCGCGGCATCAGCATCCGGTCACTCCGTTTCTAGGCGGGCGCGTAGCCGCGCAGCCAGTCCATGGCGGCGTTCGCCGAACCCTGGTCGCCGAGCATTCGCGATAGGGCCTGGGAGAGCGCGTCGACCTGGTCGTCGTTGCTCGCGTTCGGGAAGCCAGCGGCCTCCTCGATGAGCGCGCCCACCCACGGCGCCGTGGTGGCGTCCGGCAGGTGCACGTTCCCGGCTTCGACGAACGGCGCGACCGCGGAGGCGCGCGCGTACTTCGAGTCCTTCGGCGTGATCGGGATCAGGCCCGGTACGCGGGCGCGTAGCTGGGAGATGACGGCGGGCCCGTTGGCCTTGTCCTCAACGAATTTCCCGGCGGCCTGCGGCCACTTCGCGGTCAGCGCCTCCACCGCCCGGCACGTCGCGGGAAAGTCCAGCCGGTCGCGTACCTGGTCGAGCAGGAACACCTCGGCGCCGCGCCGGCCCCACACCTGCCCGACCACGTAGTCGCTGCCCTTGGTGTCCTTGAACGCCATGTCCCAGGACTGGACGAGTTCATCCATCGAGTCGGCGCGGCAGGTGCCGTCCGCGGCGGTGTGGATGAGCGCGGCCGGGAAGTAGCGCCAGTGCCCGCGTTTGAACAGCGTGCCCTCGGCCGGGCTGGGCCGACCCTGATACAGCGCCGCCCAGCCGCGCGCCCCGACCTGACGGCGGATCTCCTCCCACTGCTCCGGGGTGCGGCCGCGGGCCGAGACGAGCCAGTCGCCGGGGGCGCGGCCGAGCACGTCGCCCGCCTCGGCCTCGGTCGGGATGTTGATGTACCGCCAGGCGTCTGGATCGCTCGCGACCAGCCAGCCGAGCAGGTCGTCCTCGTGCCAGCGGGTCATCAGCACGATCGCGGGCGCGCCCGGTGCGAGCCGGGTGACGGCGGTCTCCTGCCACCAGTCGCGGGCCTGGTCCCGGTAGGTCTGCGAGTCAGCCTCGGCACGGCCCTTGATCGGGTCGTCCACGATCAGCAGGTCGAGTGGACGGCCGGTGAGCGCGCCGCCGACACCGACGGTGATCACGCCGCCGTCGTAGCCTTCGAGCTGCCACTCGTGTGCGGCCGAGGTGTCCGGGCGTACCGTGAGTCCGAGTTCGGGGTGGCTGAAGATGTCGTTGCGGATCTGCCGGCCCCAGCGGCGCGCGATCGTCGCCTCATACGAGGCGATCCCGATGCGCGTGTTCGGGTTCTTCAGCAGCGTCCAGAGCGGGAATGCCCGGCTGATCGCCTGGCTCTTGCCCTCCTGCGGCGCGCACGACCAGCCCAGGCGGCGGGTGTGCCCGGCGTGGATGTCGAGGAGCTCAGCGTCGAGCAGGTCGAGCATCGGGGTGGTGACGCGGCGCGGGTCGATATGGGTCGCGAGCGCGCCGGGTGTGGCGAATCTGCCTTCCCGGTCCCGCGCGAGCCGGGCGTTGCGCTCCCTGGTCGCCTGCTCCTCGAGTTCCTTACGGCGCGCCCGCAACTGCGCGAGGAGCAGGATCTTCTCAGGCGGGGCCTGGATCAGAAGCTGCGGCGGCTTCACGGTCCCCGATTTCCTGGACGAGCCTGGCGAGCTCGGCGTCGACCGCGTCCTCGGTGATGACCTCGACGCGGGACTTGGTCGCCGGGTAGAGGTCGCGCAGCCGGTTGTCTTCCTGCTCGATCCACCGCAGCTGTCCCATCGCGGCCACCCACGGGCCGACATCGGTCATCGGCTGCCCGTCCGGGCCGAGGACGAGCTTGCCGCCCTGGGTGGCCTGGTAGTGGCGTGCGGAGAGGATCCGCTGCATCGAGCGCCGGTAGTCCTGGAGCCGGTCGAGCGCGGCCTGCCGGCCTGCGGCGGCTTCGAGCGGGTCGACCGCGTTCTCCTTCGCGGCGCGGTGGACGGCGTCGCGGGCGGAGGAGGCGGAGGCGTAGCCGAGTTCGGCACCGATCTGCCGGAAGGACAGTCCACGTCGGTACAGGTCGTAGGCCTTGGCGTCCTTCTCCATGGTCTCGGCTGAGCGTCGTCGGGGCATTGCTCACCCCCTGGGCGCTGTGTGGCTTCTCATGTGTACGGCGTACGGTCGAACTGTCAGAGGGCGGTGAAGTCGTGCGGCTGGCCGGTCGAAGCGAGGATCGGCAGTGTGCCAGTGGCCTCCTGATAGCGGCGACAGATAACGTCCACGTACCGCGGATCGAGCTCGACGACGCGTGCGACGCGGCCGGTGGTGTGCGCCGCGATGAGCGTGCTGCCGGAGCCGCCGAAGGGTTCGTAAACGAGACCGCCGGTCGGGCAGGAGTTGCCGAGACACCGGGTGATGAGTTCGACAGGCTTCATCGTGGGGTGGTCGATGCTGCGGGCTGGCTTGGGGATCTCGAAGACGGTTGTTGCGGCGTTGTCGCCGTACCAGCGTTCGCCGCCGCGACCGAGTCGTCCGTCGCCGTGGGCGGTGAAGCCGTAGAGGATGGGCTCGTGCCGGTAGTGATATTCGGAGCGGCCGAGGACGAGCACGTCTTTGACCCACACGAGGTTTTGCCGAAGCAGCCAGCCAGCCTGGTTGAAGGCCTTTGCGAACTCGAAGTGAAGCGGCCCGGGCGGGCTCGCGATGTAGACGGGGGCACCCGGGTTGAGTGCCGCAGTAGCAACGGCGAAGGCGCCGGCAAGGAGTTCGGGGAGTCCTTCAGCGCCGTCGTTCTGAATTGTGAGTGCGTCCGCAGTTTTGCCGACGTATTCGATGCCATAGGGCGGGTCGGTCCACATGCAGTCGCATCGGTCGCCGTCGAGCATTGCCTCGACGGCTGCGACGTCCGTGGAGTCGCCGCACAGAACACGGTGTGAGCCAAGGCACCACACGTCGCCCGGCTCGCTAATGGCTTGGATCGGCGCGCCTGGCACCTCGTCAGGTTCGTCAAGCGCGGGCGGGAGTTCCTCGACTGAGCCGAAGAGGTCGCCCAGGTCCTCTTCCGCCCACCCTGTACCTTCGTAGTCGCCGTCGAGCTCTTTCAGGAGCGCGGCTAGCGCGTCTTCTTCGTATCCACCGAGTTCGGCGGTACGGTTGTCCGCAAGGTTGATCCGGCGGGCGGTCGCGTCGTCGCATTCGATGATCTCGCAACGCGCCTCGCTACGGTTCTCGGCTTTGAGCGCGAGCATGGTGTGGTTGCCCGCCAGCACGACCAGTGGTCCGTTCGGGACGGCTCTCACCACGAGCGACCGGTACTGGCCGTTCTTGCGCAGCGATGCCCTGATCGCCTCGACGTCGCCGCGCTTGGCGTTACCGGGGAACAGCGTGAGCTCGTCGAGCGGCACGCTGCGCGTCACGAGATAGGCCATGCCTGCGCTGCCGAGAACGGACACGGCCCTGCCTTTCGATGACGCTCGAGTCCGGCGGGTCCGGGACGGTGGCCTGGGTCAGATGAAGGAGACAGGCTCCGTGCTGCCGCAGGAGAGGGCCCGCTCGGGGATGATCCCGGTGTGCTCTTCGAACCGGCGGCAGATCACGTCCACATAGCGCGGTTCAAGTTCGATGCCGAGGCAGCGGCATCCCAGTCGGGTGGCCGCGATGAACTCGGGGCCGCTGCCGCCGAAGGGCACGCCGATGATGTCGCCCAGCTCGCTGCTGGACCTCATCGCGCGCTCGACCATGGCGACAGGCTTCGGGGTGGCGTGCCCATGCCGCTCCTCGCCGATCACGCGAGGGAACTGCCAGACGTCGGTCATGGTCTCGTGCGTGTTGTCGAAGTAGCTGCGGGTCTCGCGCAGTTGCGCAGACAGATCCCGCCGATGGGAGTTGCCGCCGACCCGCGCATCGGGGAACAGGTCGTCGAATAGGTCGCGATAGGAGGTGACGAACGCGCGGCCCGCAGCCGCGGCTTGCAGCGTCGCGTAGTGGTGTTCCGGGATGGGCGCGAACTGGGACTTGCTGAACCAGTGTCCCGCCATCTGGGTTGCCGTGAGCTGGTTGACGTCCTTGCTGGTCCAGCCGAGTTTGTCGCGTTCAGCGCACAGCCAGGCGCGCAGCGGCTCGTAGCCTTCCCAGTAGTCGTCCTTGTTCTGGTTACCGAGGAACTGCTGGCCGCGCATGAGGAACAGGCAGCGTTCGGTGGCGATCGGGTAGGAGTGGGCGCCTTCGGAGCGCATCCCGATAGCGCTGCCCTTGTCCCATACGATCTCGTTGCGGACGAGGAGGTTCGGATCGGTGCCGAGCCCGCCGGTCCACCACAGTCGCCACAGGTCGGGGGCGTTGCCCCACACGTATGCGCTGGCGTTGTCGGCGAGCGTCGGCAGCCACGCGTTCCACCACTTCATTTGGAACGCGTCGAGGCGCGGACCGTAGAGGTTGTCGTTGAGTACCCCGTCGGCTTCTTTGCCCATGCCGTAGGGCGGGTCGGCGTGGATGAGCGAGACGGTGTTGTCGCCGACGACGCGGCGGACGTCTTCTGGGTTGGTGCTGTCGCCGCACAGGAGCCGGTGTTCGCCGAGGATCCACAGGTCGCCGATGCGGCTTACGGGGTCGGCTGGCGGCTCGGGGATGGGTAGTTCGTCGTCGGCAAGCGCGGGGCCTTGCTCGGTTTCGTTGATGACCGTTAAGGCCTCGAGGTCTTCCTCGTTCCAGCCAGTGCCGTCGTAGTCGCCGTCGAGGTCCTTGAGCAGCGCGGCCAGCGCATCGTCGTCGTAGGCCCCGAGCTCAGCGGTCCTGTTGTCCGCGAGGTTGATGCGTCTGGCGGTGGCGTCGTCGCAGCGTACGATCTCGCAGCGGGCGCTGTCGTGACCTTCGGCGGCCAGCGCCTGCAGAGTGTGGTTGCCGGCGAGGACGATGAGCGGGCCGTTGGGGACCTCGCGAACGACCAGGGACCTGTATTGGCCGTTCCTCTTGAGCGAGGCGCGGATGGCTTCGACGTCACCGCGCTTGGCGTTGCCGGGAAACGGAGTGAGCTCGTCGAGCGGCACCGGTCGGGTGTCGAGGTAGATGACGCCGACGGGCGCAGCGTCCTTTGGCATCACTCGGCTCACTTCCGGCCGGGGCCGGCTGGCGTCTGATGCACGGTGTCAGCCAGGACGGCATCGGTGGCGGCGCAAGTGCAGCCGCCGTACCCGCCGCAGTCCGGGTTATGGGCGTGCCGGCAGGTCTCCGGCTCGGGCTGGGCTTCGGCGCGACCGCGGTGCTCGCGGCGCGGGCTGCTGTCACGCTTCGTGCAGGAGGCGTCCGGCTCGGCCTGGCACACCGGGCACGGCACGGACCCGGGTTCCGGGTGATCGCACGGCATCGGAAGTTCGTGGTCGCCGCACCCGTACACAACCTTGTGGACGGGGCCGGTGCGGTCCTGGACGTAGGCTGGGTTGCCGGATTCGATGATGCGGCGCTCGAGCGCGTCCCAGTGCGCGGCGGCCTCCGCGTCGGTCGCGTGCCGCAGCCACTGCACCTCGGCCGGGTCGCCGCAGTGGTGACAGACGTGCACGACGCCAGTCGTGTCGATCACTTGTGCCCCCGTTCTCGGACCGTCGCGCTCATGTGGTGAGGATGTCGCCGACGTTGTAGGGGCCGCCCGTGGCCGGGACGGTGATGTGCGAGACCGCTCGGCCCTCGACGACCTCGTAGTAGGTGTTCGCCGGGTTGATCGACGCGTTCGGGGTCAGGGTCGCGGACCAGTGGCCGTTCGCGTCGGTCAGGAGCGAGAAGGTCCCAGTAATCTCGCCCGTGCCGGTGACGTAGCCGGGTGTGTTCGGGCTCGAAGTGATCAGGGTGATGCGGACGGGCTTGAGGGCGAGCGGGTTGCCGCCGGGGTCGGTCACGATGTTCTGGACGACCGTCACCGCGCCACCCCCTTGTCAGGCCTCGGCGAGCTGAGCGAGATCTGCCGGATCGACGTACCCGGCCCAACGCCCGTCGGCGAACAGCACCCAGCCGCCCTTGGCCGCGGCCATGTCTGCGAGCTGGCTGCAGATGGCGTGGCCCGAGGCCTCCACGTAGTGCCGCAGGCCGGGGATCGGCAGGTGGAAGCGGTGCGCGGCGAGCGCGAAAAAGTCGGCCGCCGAGTACGGGGTGCCTTCGAGGCTGCGCGCGGCGTCGGCCACCGCCTGGCGGTGCTCGTCGGGGCAGCGCAGCCACACGATCGGGCGGTCGCCGTACTCGCTCAAGTTGGCGATGCGGGCGCCGCCGGGCTCGGCCTCGACTATCTCGCCATTGCCGGCGAACACGAACGCGTGCTCGCTGCGGGCGAGCTTCCACAGCTTCCGCCAGGTCCAGATCTT